TAATAGCTCTGCATGCTTAGTCTCCAATATCTCTGCGTCTCTTAGGTAGTCAGCTATGAGTTCTGTGTACCCATCAATAGGAGTAAAGCCTGTTACTAGCCTAGAGTCCCTGGTAGCCAGACGGAAACGCTGTGTGTTGATTAGCGTAGAGTCCCCTAGATACTCATCATTACCAATACCTACATTCTCAGGGTGGTTGCCTAGATTGGGAAACCCAAACTCAAAACCCTCCAAGATAGTATGGTTATTACTAAACTGCGTATAGGTCTTGAAGTCTACACGGGTTCTAGTGTCTGGGAATATAAAAGACTGACCAGTAAAACCATTCTGCATAGAGTAGTTGATGTACCCCTCAATGCCCTTAGTCTTACGTTTAAACTCCTTGGGCATAAACTCCCACATAGCAGCCTGCTGAACCTTAACAGACGTGTCAGCGTTCTGTGAGAACAATACTACGTGTCCATCCATGTGCTTAGTAATAGACTCCATAAATATCTTAGCCATACCTGTAGTCTTAGCACCACGGTTACCACCAAGAACCAATACCTCATTATACTGAGACAAAGCCCACCTAATCCTATCCCAGCTAATTAAGTTCACTCCGTGACGCAGGGGATCCTCTACAGTAAGCTTTATAGCGTCCTCACGGGCTTTCCATACATCATACACGGCTTGCGCCCCCTTTGAGTCCAGAAGAGCCTTCAGCCTGCCCTTATCGGGCATATGTATGGTTGGATGCCTAGTCCACTGCATCTTCTTCTACATCTATTACCTCTGCCTCTGGCAAAGCATCTATAAGACTCATAGCCTCCTCCGGAGTTGTTATGTGCCTAACCTCTATCTTCTGTACATTGTTACCCGTTACATTATCAAAGGTTCTGTGTAACTTCTCCTGTGCTACCGCTAGGTTAGCTAAGTCCTTAGTCTCTGCCTTCTTTATCTTCTCTTCTGCCTCTTCTGAACCATCTAAGTAACTAGCAGCTATCTTCTCCCCTATACTACTAATCTCATCTATAGTAGAAACCAGCTGTATAGCTCTCTCCTGCCTAAACAACCTAGCCTCGTCAGAGGCTTTGACCACACCATTAATACGCCTAGCTATGTAGTGATGCATATCTAAGGTCTTCTTTACCTCATGGATACTAGAACCAGCCAAGAACATAGAAGCTGCAGATAACCATCTCTCTGGGTTATTGTTAGACAAACTATTCTTAGCCGTCTTCTCCTGCTCGTTAGCAAGCATAGGAGCCAAGGCTTCCCTCATCCTATCTACTAAATCTATCTGTGTCTCTTCACCACTCATATCTATCCCCGTATCTATCTTCCAAACTACTCCTATCTATCTTAGGCTCTGCCCCCACATAAGACTCCTCGGCTAGCTTATACTGAACCCTGCCATTACCCAACTTCCTCTTACTCAAATAACCATACCCCTCTAGCTCCCTCATCCCTCTCTGTACACTCTTAGTCTCATCCCTACTCTCCATAGCTATTCTCTTAGCACTGAAGTCCCAGGTAGCAGGCTTAGACTTCATATACGCCCATATCCCCTTAGCCTTTAAACTCAAGCGATCATCCCCCCATATACCTTCTCCGTCTTCCATTAAACTCCAACTAGGGTTGTAACTCCACTCCACCCTATCTAATAATGACCTCATACCCAAAGGTGTATATTGCACTTTAGGGTATGTCAAGCCTAGACCCAAAGGTGCAAAACGCACCTCATAAGGATACCCTGAAAACAAAGCCCAATTACATTGTATTTTTTAGAGGGCAGTTTATGTATATATATACAACAACAGAAAATATTTTGCGACCCCCACCCCCCTAGTCCCTTTCTTACGAAGTGTAATTCGTGTTTCCTGGTTCGTGCTTTCTACTTACTAAATACTAATAATAATAATAATAAATGTAGGAAGTTTACTTCGTGTAAAAGATTTTCTTTAGGAAAGAGGAAGATGTATTTACTGGGCATATTTACTGAGCATATTTACTGAGCATTTACTGCAGCACATTGCATTGATACATTTAATAGAGTAATCAATGGTTCAAAAAAAATTAATATTTATTAAAAAAACTATTGACAAGCTATAGAAAAAGACTTTTTACTAGTATTAATTAAGCGCATTTGCTTAATATAAACCTAATAAATAATTATAAATATGAAACTATCAAAACAAATCAAAAACACATTACTAGGAATCGATACAATCATCGGTAATGCGCTGGGTATAGCTGAACACACAGGCAACACAGGCGTGACAATATCTCAAAAAGACGCAAAACGAATCTTGGACTGGGCTAACGAACACATAGAGAACCTACGCGATATCGAGAAGCTAAGTAGATAGATGTCGAAACGCCTTAAAGGGCGTCTACTGGGTTGGCTACCAGTACTGAAGAGACAGCCAAACAATCACACCTAATAAATTATAAATATTATGAAAAAGAAAACAGTAACACAATCGACTGATAAAAAGATTTATAATAGTCTAGAGCGATGGCTTAACGCGGCCAGCAATGAAGACTGGCAAGCTGGCAAGCAATGGTATAAAGAAGCACAAGCTTTCTGCAAGTATCTAGCAAGTGAATTTGATATTGATTCGTATACTTGCGCGGCAGTCGTTTCTGCTCTTTCTCCGAATAATAAATGGCAACGCAATAAAATAGATGCATTTAATGTGATCAAAGCATTTACGCAAGGCAAGACGGCCAAGTCTGTTTCTTGCTGTACATATAATGCGAATAAAGAAAAGGCATTTGCTATATTAAAAGGATCTATTGAGTTGAGTGCAAAGTCTCCTAAGACTCACAGCTTTGCAATGAATTGCGGGTTGTTATCTAGTGATCATATTACCATTGATAAATGGCATATACGCGCTTGCCTAGTAAGGCCTAGCGACGGTGTTACTGATACAGTTGAAAGTGTTACGGTAGCGCAATATCGACGCATTGAAGCGATCACAGTTAAACTAGCGCATAAGTATGGTTTGAAAGGATATGAGTTGCAAGCGATCATATGGGTAGCAATTAAGCACAATTGGAATCGATAAATAATAACATAAACAATAAATAATAATATTATGAACCAAGTATTAGAAGAAACTATTAAAGTGAATTTGAATGAAACTCAACGCGAGCTTGTCATGGATTTGGCCGAAGACTTCGCGCCATTCGTAAGCAAGGTAGAAAGCGGCATGGCTACCACTAAAAACAACTATGGCGCATATGGCGCAATGCTAAGTAAACTGAGCAAGGGAGATAGAAAGCTTGCGCTTATATTCGCTTACGCGTTAAAGATTGCTGGCGCAAATGCGATAGGCATAAGCGATGCAATAGACGCGTTTTTCCCTGAAAACTAATAAACTAAATAAATAATAATATGAAATATCTACTAGTATATAGCAATAAACTTGGCACAGATTTGAACAAATATCCTATTTTGGAAGATCATTATAAGGCCTACGACAATCTAGAATCTGCTCAAAAAGCATATGAGGAAAAAATGGAAAGCAAGCAATTGTATTCTGCATCTATCTGCACTATATTAAAAAGCACCGATTACTAAACACTATGAAAAAACTAATAAAAGACTTAGTACAGAATCAGCTTGTAAAGAGCGAGCAGCTTGCCGAAGATGCAGTAATATTATTCTTTACATTTACCAGTTGCCTGGCTCTAATGGCCTTGGCAATCATTATCGAATTAGCAATATAAACAACTAACCACGCACACTATGAATAAAATAAAAATAGAAATCGGAGAAGCTAGCGCATCGGGTGCCAATATAATTGGACAGCTTTGCATTGCAGATGAAAATAGTATCGACTGGAAACTACTTGAAGACTTAGCCAACAAGTCAGATTTAGTAGCGATTGATTCAGTAGTAGAATACGAACCAGATCAAGAATACTATGATCTATGTGACAAGCTAATTGAAATGAATATATGCACCGAGGACGAGTTATCCATTGCGGTACGCTTTGGGGGCGCATCTATGGAAACACTAGAGAAACTTATTGAATGTAAAAACGAGCTAGTTAAGCCATTGCACAAGTAATTAACACTCACAAGCCCTATATGGGCTTACTATAACCAAATAAGGGTAACACCCTTGTAAACAAGCAAAACGCCTTCTAGGGGCATTAGAAGCCCTTAGAGGGGCATTACAGAGATATGGACGAATCACAATTAAGCGCAGTAAGATGTATGGAAGGCTTCAGAGACAAAATAGAGATGTTTATGAGGGCTGGAGATATAGTAGACCATACCAAAGGCGGTAGATCTACTAAAGAAGAAACAAAAGAGGCCAGAGCAAGGTCGCTAAATATATGGAAGCAAGGCGGTTGCACTATGGCGGAGGCAGCAAGGAAAGGCGGAGCAGATGTGGGAAGCTTTCGCAAGTGGCTAGTAGAGAATGGACACCATAAGCCTAAGAGTAAATGTCTTGCTATAAGATAGCCTATACCAGGCGAGATATGCCAACCAGGTGCGAGGCCATAAAGCACGCACATACAGAGGAAGAAGCATTGAAACATCTGACTACTGGCAACAGTAAGAAAGGCTATAAGCTCAAGCGCAGCGGTGTATCTATCGAGGTAATAGCAGTAAAAAAGTTACCTCATACTCTATAGGCTTGACAAATGATTTACAATGGATATTAGTTTTTCATATATCCCGTGGCGAGACGGCGTGTTTAGTTATTTAAGCTCCTCCTACTCGACCTAGGGGGAGTTTTTTTTACAGTATATCGGAGCAAGCGGCCTCACAGGTTAGCCCAAGTCTGAGTTTGTGGTTGCATAGTTTGAAAGAGACCCGGCTATGCATAAAGGGTTTGCAGTAATGCAGGAACAGCCAAGGTTAGCGTAATACAGGACTTACCACGCGCGACGATCCGAGGCACTATCGAGGGCGGGGACACTCATAATTTGAGGCTCTACTTAGCATAGGTTTGACCAGTAATGGGGAACCTATGCTTAAACAGGGAGCATCTCTAATTTGAATGAGGCATAGAAAAGTATTGACCTTACAATTATTTAATCCGATTATACTATTATATGAATAAAAAAACTGATATAAAAACTGCTCTACTGGATGTAGAAATAATACTGTACAAGCATGCCGCTAAAGCAGAAGCTGAAGGAACAAGTTTACGGGTATTAAAATCTATGTGCATACAAGCCATTGATCAATGTGTGATCGCAAGCAAGGCATCTGCATTCTATCTCATAGTATCGGGTCGTGATAACTTTCGTAAGACACTCTATCCCAATTATAAAGGTAATCGTGGAGACAAGCCGCCACTATACAAGCCCCTAAGTAATGCCATAGAGGAA